CGCCCGCACCCGAATTACACAAAATCGCGCTATCGCGCGGTGACCGAGGATTAAATGCGTAACTTCTGGTATAAGGCGCTAAGTGAACCGGGCGAGCAGGGCACGCCCAGCATTGCCCGTGTTGTGTTCCTACTCTTTGCGCTAGCCTCTATCGGCTGGATTACATTCACCGTGGTTATTAACCACATAATTCCACAGCTTTGGGAAATCGGCGCGTTTGTCTGCCTGCCTTATACGGCCAACAAAGCTGCGGCGACTATCAGCGATTTCAAGAGGTAGCCGATGCAGTATGACGAAAATGACGTGCAATCGCTCGCCACATGCGCATACAAGGAAGCGCGGGGCGAAGGTGTAGCGGGCATGGATGCGGTTATGGCCGTGTGCATCAATCGTGTGGGTGCGCCTGGGTTTGCCAAGACGCTGCACGACGTTATCTATGGCAAAAACCAATTCACCAGCATGAGCGTACCCACAGACCCCGAGTTTCATATGTACATAGACCAAACCGAACCGTTATTCGTCATTGCGTTGCGTGGGGCGCGCGATCTACTCGCGGGTGTGCTGAAGGATCCAACGAACGGGGCGCGCTGGTATGCCAACCTAAAGAACGTCACTAGCGGTTGGTTCTGGACGCATATTGTAGGCGACCCCAAGCAACACCCGATTACGGCGCGGATTGGACGCCATACCTTTTTCGCATGAGTCGAAAAGAGCGCATGTTAGCCGAAGAATGGGAACGGCGGCTAGAACGCCACGGGTTAGGCATGTACGCGGGCCTTCGGGATTGGCTGATTTACGTTGGTTTGCTAGGCATTGACTCCGACATAGATTTAGCCCGTTCGGCCGAATGCTTAGACGCAGTGAGGTACCGCGTATGACACCGACCTGGGCGGCAACGGGCATTATCGCGCTATGTGCTGGGCTGTTCATCGCGTTCCTGATATTCGCTTACCGTTGGATGGACGCGGTTAAGGACAATCACCTAGCGCACATCCAGGCCGCGGGCGAGAAAACCGCGGAGCACACGTTAGAGCTGTGGATGGGTATGCGCGCCCACGATGAACACGAAGGCACGCACCATAAGGAAGTCATGGACGCCATGAAGCGCGATGAAGACGCGCGCCGGCGAGAATTTGACGAACTGAAGACCTTGATACGCACACATGGGCTTTAGACCACAGAAGTTATGCGCGGCGTGCATCCGTCCAGCAATGGACGGTTCGCGCTATTGTACGCAGCACCAGGGCCTAGCCCAACAGCGTGAAGCCGAATACAGGGACAATGCACTGCGCAAGTTATACCGCACGCGTAGGTGGCGACTAACTAGGGCGCAAGTGTTGCATGATGACCCGATATGTGCTCACGTCGAAGGCGGTAGACGCTGCCCTTGGTTGGCGACTAACGTACATCACGTCATCAGGGCCGAAATCTGGGTTGCGCGCGGTGGTGATTTCTTCGATCCAGCCAACCTGCAGGGCCTATGCCACGCACACCACAGCGCCGAAACAGCGCGCGAGGTAGGATTTGCGGGGCACAATAAACGGCTCGCCAAAAAGCACCCACGCCACAGTGCCACTTCTAGGCAACGACGCGCTATAAGTCAACACAACGCAATTGCGGGGCATTTTAACGCATTGTTCGCGTCGATTAAGGGTGCAGCAAGAGCGATCAATCATATCGCGCAGCACCACCACGGTAAGGTACTGGAAACAAAGGGCATACAAGGGGTATGGGGGTCCGTTTTAAATTTTCGACCCCGCCAAAGCCCGACGGGAAGCCTTTTACACGCGCATGATGTAAAATTTACATAGTGAGAAACGCAACAGTGTGTCAAATTTGACACGGTAAAAATTACATGGTCGACACCGTACGCGTCTTAGTATCGTGGCAGTGCAACATGAAGTGCCCGTATTGTTGCAACGACACACTGCCTGAAGTGCGCGCCGGCATACGCCCCGCGCGGCTGGAAGACCTAGACGCAGCTCGGTACAAGGTGGTGTGCATATCAGGTGGTGAGCCCCTAATGTTCATGTCCAAGGTGCGCGACGCGTGCCGTTGGGCCGCGGGCCGCTACATCGTACTGTACACCAACGGGCTTTTGCTGACGCCCGAAACCGCAGTGATGCTGGTGTCTTGGGGTGTGCGGGCGATCAACGTGGGTCTGCACAATCCCACCACTTTCGGGCCGCTTATCGCCCGCGCCCGCGCCGCGTTTGCGGGTCTGCCCGTGTCGGTTCGATTTCACGTTGAAAACACGCACACATATTTAGCGGGCGCATACCCAGGTTTGGCTTTCCGTTTCTGGCAGCGCGACGACTGCGCCCGGGCCAATGAAGACCGCGTGATACTGCAATGACTATAGAGGAAAAGGCGATTGTTAAGGAAATCACGAAGTATAGGGCGATCTGCCTTATTCACCGCTATTTGTACTACGTCAAGGCGGCCACATTGGTGACTGATTACCAGTACGACATGATGGAACGCAAACTTAAGGGGCTAATCGAGTCACATCCGATTTTGGCGCTGAAAGCGGATTACAGCGCGCATTGCCCCACGCAGTGCCCAGGGTCCAGCAACCTAGAGGATTACCCGCGGCGATTGGAACAGTTAGCCGAAAGCCTTTTGGAGTATCACAACCGAGGGGGCCGATAATGGCGGCACGGCTAACCATCGAAGAGAAACAAGCGCGCGGCACGCATCAGGCGTGCTTAGACCGCATCCGGCCGCTGCCTGAAATCCAGAAGGAAATAGAGGAAGCGCGGCAATCGCTGGAAGACGCGCAGTATAACTTACGCGAAGCCGGCAAGGCCATACGTGCCGAAGGTGTTTTGATAGACGTTATCACCCGCAATAATGGCGGGCAGGAAGTCCGCACGAAGAAACTTAACCCCGCCTGCAAACTGCAGAAAGAAATGCTAACCACAATCAAATCAATTAAACGGGCGTTGGTGCTGTTGCGCGACGAAGAGAAAGCGGCGCTGAAAGCAGAGAGGCCCGAAACGAACGATTTCGAGGGACTGTGATGGAAAGCCCGATGAAGCACGCCTGTTATCACGATGTGCCTTGCTTGGATGCGATGTTTCCGCGGATCACCGCGGGGCCAATACAGATACGCTGCAATGAACCGGGCTGCCGCTGGGAAGCCATGTATGTGCTGCCCGAAGAAATGTTTAAGTATTTCGTTGGCGTGCTGGTACACATGCGTGAAGTTCACGGCGTGCGCCTGTGTAACATGACTTCCGAAAATCTGTGAGGCCATACGCCCAGATAGCGGCCGACTACTGCGCCGACGTTCTGGCCGGGCGGATACTCGCGTGTAAGTGGGTGCGCCTTGCGTGCGAGCGCCAACAGCGCGACTTGACGCGGGCCGCGGATCCGGCATTCCCGTACACGTATGACGAAGCCAAAGGCGCGCGGGTCTGCCTCTTCATTGAAAAGCTGCCGCATATCAAGGGCCCATTGTCGGGCCAAACCATTGTCTTAGAACCGTGGCAACTGTTCATCTTATGCACCGCGTTCGGCTGGGTCCGCAAGGATACCGGCAAGCGGCGTTTTCGCCGCGTCTACATCGAAGTGCCCCGCGGTAACGGTAAGTCTGCACTATCGTCCGGCGTGGCGCTTTATATGCTCGCCGCGGACGGCGAAGGCGGCCCCGAAGTTTACAGCGCAGCGCGCGTAAAGGAACAGGCGCGCATCGTGTTTGACGTAGCTAAAAAGATGCTGCGCACCGGGCCCGGCATCAAATTGCGCCAACACTTCGGCATTCAGGTGTTAGAGCATTCGATTATTCACCCGGCGTCTAACGGCATCTTTACCGCGGTGTCATCCGACGCCCAGGCGCTAGACGGTGGCAATGTGCATTATGGTTGCCTGGACGAATTACACGCGCACCCCACCAGCGAAGTGTACGACGTATTCGACACGGCCACGGGCAAGCGCGACCAATCCATGTTGTGGGCCATCACCACGGCCGGCGTGGACCTTACGGGTATTTGTTACTCCACGCGCGATTACATCCTGAAGGTACTTGAAGGCGTCTTTGAAGACGAACGGTGGTTCGGCGTGGTCTACACGATTGACGAAGGTGACCCGAACGCGGACCCGCCGATACCGGGCGACGATTGGGCGGACCCGGCGACGTGGAAGAAAGCCAACCCGAATTATGGCGTATCGGTCTTCCCCGATGACTTGGAAATGAAAGCTAAGAAGGCGCTGCAGCAAGTGAGCGCGCAGACTAACTTTCGCACCAAACACTTAGACATCTGGCAGGGCACCGGGTCCAACTGGATGGACATGCGGCGCTTCGCGCGTTGCGCCGACCGCGGGCTAAATGAAGCCGACTTTGCGGGTAAGCAGTGCGTCATCGGGCTAGACTTGGCTGCAAAGATTGACTTACTTTCGGGCGTGCGTGTCTTCTGGGAAGACATAGACGGCAAGCGCCATTACTACGCGTTTTGGTCGCACTGGATGCCCGAGTTACGCATAGCCGCAACCGAAGTGGTGGCGTTGCGGCAGTGGGCGGGCGAAGGGCTGATACAAGAGTGTCCAGGCGAAAGCAACGACTTTAATAAAGTAAAAGATTGGATCCGCGATGCGTGCCGCGCATACGACGTGCTTACGGTGGGGCATGACCCCTGGGGCGCGCTCGAAATGGAAAACGATTTAATCAATGAAGGCATTCCCATGCTGGCGATACAGCAAATCACTAAGAACTTTTCGCCGGCAATGAAGGAACTTGAAAGCGCCGTTTATGATGGGCGCTTTCATTTCAACGGCGACCCGGTAACCGCGTGGGCCGTGTCGAACGTAATAGTTAAGCCTGATGCCAATGACAACATTTTCCCGCGCAAGGCGAAGGACGTTAACAAGATAGACCCCGCGGTGGCGCTGTTCAACGCGATTATTCGCGTGATGACTGTAGAAACCAGCTCGGGCGGCGTGGACGTTTTTGGATCCTGTGTGAAGTGCGGGGCGGTATGCGCCGGAAAGCTGAAAGACGGGGCGCTTGAATTTATTTGTTCGGATTGCAAAAAAGTGCTTGACAAGTGATTTTCATAAGAGTACCTTGCAAAATGACGATGCTAAGCGAACAGCAAAAAGGCACCGCGGTTTACCTGGGAGCGCCCGCGGTGCCTCTCCTGCCGAAAGGGCCCACATGGTAAAAGGATTGATTCGTCAACTACGCGATAGTATAGGCGCGTGGTTTTCATTACCCGGAGATTTTTTAGGCGTCGGCCTGGGCATGCCACCCGCAGAAGCCGGCGTGATGGTTACGGAAATGACCGCCATGCAAGTGGGCGCGGTCGCCGCCTGCATTCGCATTATCAGCACTGCAGTATCCACATTGCCCAACGGCGTGTACGAACGCCTGGACGATGGCGGCTTTAAGCTAAGCCCCGACCACTATTTATACGGCTTCCTAAATTCTCAGCCTTCCCCCGAATATACCGCCGTTGACTTCTACTGCGCGGCCCAGGTCCATCTTTTGCAAGCCGGCAACGCCTTCATTGAAATTTTGCGCGATGGCGGCGACCGCCCACGCGAAATGCAATTACGCTCGCCCTTCCGCACCGTATGCAAGCGTAACATTGAAACCGGCGAGCTGGTTTACGAAACAACGGACACGCCCACCGGCCGGCTGCGCGAAATCGAAGCGCGCAATATGATTCACGTCAAGGGCCTGGGCGTGGACCCATACACGGGCCTGTCACCTATTAAGTTCTACGCGCGGGAAGTTATCGGCACCGCGTTGGCGTCACAGGCGTACGGCGCGCGGTTCTTTAAGAACGATGCGCGGCCGGGCGGCTACCTGAAAACGGACAAGATCCTGAAGCAAGAGGACAAAGCTAAGGGCGTGCAAAGTTGGATAGCCGGGCACAGCGCGGGCAACTCGCATCAGGTTGCGCTACTGGACGGCGGCATGTCGTGGGAAAAAGTAGGCATCAACCCGGACGAAGCGCAATTTTTGGAAACGCAGAAAGCCGACGCGATCAAGATTGGTTATATCTTCGGCGTGCCCGCGTACATGCTGGGGGGCGAGCAAGAATCGCGCGCCACAATCGAACAGAAGGCGTTAGAGTTTCTAATCTGGACAATCAAGCCGTGGTTACGCCGGTGGGAACAGGCACTAAATTCTAAACTCTTCCCCACCACCGGCCGCAATGCGAACAAATACTTTTGCAAGTTCGACACATCGGAGTACGAGCGTGCCGACTTTGCAACATTGCTAAAGGGTCTTCAGGTTGGACGGTATGCCGGACTAATGACAGCCAATGAAGGGCGAAAGGCGCTCGGTCTTAATCCGCTAACTTCGGCTAACTTCAATCCTGAAGACCCCGGCAATTTGGTGCTGCAGCCGGTCAACATGGCGATTGTCACCGAAGACGGCACGATTTCGCCGGCGTCGGGTAACGGTGCTGAAGGGCAGACGGAAGACCAAGGCAGCTCGGGCGAAGCCACGGACGGCGACGTTAGGGCGCTATTTCGGCAGCATTGGCCCGATTTCCAAGCGGCAATTATAGGGCTTAGAGAAGCGAATAACCCGGATTTGGGCGCGTTTCAGATGCGTTTATGGCCGGTGCTTAATCTCGTAACGAATGGCGATGGGGCAGGGCAGGCAGAGGCTACGCGTCTTATACGCGCAATGCACGCCAATTGGCCTAAGTGGGCTATGCGCGGATCCGCAGAAGAGACTTTTAGGAAGGCAATTCGGGCCATTGTGCGGGCCGCAAAAGCGCACCGGAAAGGGGAACAATGCGAGTAGAACGTAGATTTATGAAAGGCGCAGAAGTTCGCGCCACCGAAGCGCCCGCAACAAAGGCACCGCAGATTGAAGGTTATGCCGCGGTGTTTAACCAGTGGTTCACAATGTACGAAGATGACGATTTTGTTATTCGGGAAACCATCGCGCCGGGCGCATTTACCGAAGTGCTGGGCAGTTCGGATGTGCGGTGCCTGTTTAACCACCGGGCCGACCACGTTCTAGGGCGCACCACGAACGACACGCTGCAGCTCGCCCAGGATGACGCCGGCCTGAAATACACCAACCTGATGGACCCCGACACGCACATTGGGCGCGACGTGTACCAGTTCGTAAAGCGCGGCGACGTGACCGGCTGCAGTTTCGCTTTTACCGTGGGCGACGATGAAGCGCACCAGACGTGGGCCGAAAGGGAAGACGAACAGGGCCGCACGATAATTGAACGCACCATTGTGAAGGTTTCGGGCTTGTATGACGTGGGCCCGGTCACTTACCCGGCTTACGAACAGACATCAGTAAGTGTGCACGAACTGGCACCCGCGGCAGAAAAGGCCGTGGCGCTGCGCTGTGCGGATTGGTCGGACGATTTGCCCGAGGAAATCAGGCAGCGGATCCTTGCAGGCAAAGAGAAAAAGCCAAAATTTGACGTGGAGTTAGCGCGGCGTCGCACGCGCAACATCCAGATTGACGCGAGTTTGTAACAAACCCGCGGGCACGCGGGGCAGTAAACCCGGAACACGCCGGGGCAGTAAGGGAGATGCTGTTAGCTGAAGCGTTGACAAAGTAACTAAATTCAATTCCTAAGAGGGTTTATGCGCGAAAAAATTTTGCAATGGCGGCGTGAACGGGCGGCGCTTGCCGATCAAATGACTGCGTGTGTCGAAGACAACGCAAAGTGGCAAGAGCTGGACGTTAAACAGGAAGCCCTGCGGGTGAAGATTGAGGCCGCGGAACGCACCGAAAAGCTGCAGGACGAACTTGCCAAAATCCACAACCCCGAGCGCCCGAACGTGGGCGACGTGGACGGGTCCGGCGCGCCGGTAGATTTCCGGTCAACCAAGCAGTACGAACAGCAGTTCTGGAAGCACGTCCGCTTCAATAACGTAGCACCGGAACAGCGCACTTACTCCCCGATGGGCGAAGGGTCCGGCGCTTCGGGCGCAACCTTTGTGCCTACGGGCTTTCAGAAAGAAATCGAGCTGAACATGGCGGCTATTGGTGGCATTCGCAAAGTGGCGCGCATTCTGCCGACAGCAACGGGTAATCCTCTTCCGTGGCCGACAGCCGATGACGTTTCCAACGAAGGCGAGTTCCTGGCAGAATCCGGCGCTATCTCGCAATTGAATCCGACCACCAGCAGCGTGACATTGAACGCCTACTTGGCTTCGTCCAAGCAAGTTCTCGTCCCAATTGAATTGCTGCAGGATTCGGCATTCAACATTCAGTCATTCTTGGCTGAACTGTTCGGGCTTCGTTTGGAGCGCGCATGCAATCGGCAGTACACCCTTGGCACCGGCAGCCCGATTTCGGGTCTTATCGCGGCGCTTGTTACCGCGACCCGCGGTGTGACGGCGGTCGGTTCGTCCGGCAACACGGGCGGCAACGAAACGGGCGGCACCACGATTGGTACCGATGACTTTGACAACTTGATTGCCAAGGTTGACCCCGTATGGCGTCCGAACGGCCAATTCATGGCGAATCAGGCGACATGGGACAACATGCGCAAGGTGAAAGACAAGTACGGCCGGCCGATTTGGCAGACCGGATTGGCTGAAGGTTCGCCGGATCGAATTTGCGGTTATCCGTATGTGTACAACCAGATGATGGACTTGGTTGCCACATCGAAGAAAACCGTCATCTTCGGTGACTTCAGCAAGTACGTTGTGCGCGATGTCCTGGGCTTCACGCTGGTTCGCTACAACGAACTGTACATGACCAACCACCAAGTGGGCTTTGAAGCCTACATGAGAACTGATGGCAAGCTGATTCAGCCGAACGCATTTTCGTATTTGGTGCAGGCGTCTAGCTAGTCAACGAAACCAAGCGCACACAGCTTTATAGCTGATTTGGTTAGTGCGCGGTGAGGGGCGGGAAAAACTGCCCGCCCCTTTTACTAACTCCGAAGGTGAATAAATGAGCCGATCAATTATAGAAACGTCGTTGCCCGAAAGCGAACTGGTGCAACCGTCTGATTTATACACCTTCCTGCACGGGTACCCAGGCACCGAAGATGATTTTCTTACTACCCTGATAGCCGCGGCGCGTAACGAGGTAGAGGGTAAATCCGGCTATTGTTTGGCCCCGCGCACGTTTACGCAATACGCCGATCATTTCCCGATGTTCGCCTATATGACTTCGGTGTGGGGTCCGTTAACAGGCGTCGTTATGCCCTGGGTGGGCGGCCCGATTAGTGCGCTGCCCGCGGGCTTCGAGCCAAAGCGTAACCCGTTTGAAATGCAGTTATGGCGCTCGCCGGTGCGATCTGTGGACCGCATCACGTATTGCGACCCGACCACAGGCGACCCGGTTACCTTGGCAGCCGATACGGATTACATCGCGGACGTATCGGCCATGCCGGCGCGTATTTGGCCCGCGCCCGGCAAGATTTGGCCGACTGCACAGCGCCGGCCGCAAAGCGTGGCTATTGACTTTACCGCGGGTTACTCCACGGATCCGACCGATGTGGTAGATGGCAGGGTTATGGCCTATCCGCCAATCCTGAAATTGATAGTAATGCAGCTCGCGGCGTACTGGTACCTACACCGCGATATGGTGGGTACGACGCCGGACGCCATCAACGACCTGATTCTGTCTAACAGACTTGCGGACTACAACCCGGACATTCGATGAAAACGCCACGGATTAACAAACTGCGGTATCTGGTGGACGTGCTAGCGGGCGACGCACAGACGGTAATTCTCGCGTCGGTGCCCGCGGGCATGGAAGATTTGACCACGTTCGGAAACAAACGCATGGAACAGGCCCAGGCGGTTACCGACGTGACCACCCACGTTTTCACATTACGTTATACCGATTCGGTTGACTCTAGCTGCTATTTGCTGGTGAACAGTTCGGCGTTGTACGCGGTGGACTACATCACGGACCCCGGCGAGCCTTTCCGCGGGATGTTTTTGGAAGTGTACGCGCACGAAATCCAAGACGGGCGTGTGCATGCGGCCAATGATTTCTGCCTAGAAGACGGTACAGACATATTAGTGCTGGAAGATGGGCATAGTTTCCTGCTTACGGAGCGATGAACAAATGGCAAACACCAAGATTTCTGCACTGCCGCTAGGTAATCCGGCGCAATCTACGGATGCGCTGCCCGTTGCGCGGGCTGGACAAAATTTCAAAGTAACTGCGTCCAGCATCGCGGCATTAGCGCCGGTACAGTCTGTAGCCGGGCGCACTGGCGCTGTTGTTCTCTCCGAGTCCGACGTAGGCGGCCTTGTGGCGGATCTGGCGGCGAAAGCCAACGCGGCACAGCTCGCCACGGTCGCCACGTCGGGAGAGTACAGCGACCTAAAGGACAAGCCGATTATTCCCGCGGCGCAGGTTAACAGCGATTGGAACGCTATCAGCGGCGTGGCGCAAATTATCAACAAGCCCACGATACCGGCCGCCCAGGTTAACAGCGATTGGAATGCGTCATCGGGCCCGGCGCAGATTCTTAATAAGCCCTTCATTCCCACGCTGCCAATTAGCGAAGCTAATGTAGCCAACCTAACCGGCGACTTAGCGGCGCGGTTGCTTATATCGGACTTCAACACGTATCAGGCGGCGATAGCCGCGGCCTTGGCGCTGAAATGCGACACTAGCCGGCTCGCCGCGGTTGCGTTTTCGGGCAGTTATTCGGACCTGTCAAACAAGCCCGTTCTGGCAACGGTTGCCACCACGGGCAGCTATACGGACCTGCTTAACAAGCCGACAATTCCCACGCTGCCCACGTTCGTGGATGACGAAACGCCAACCGGGGCAATTAACGGGACGAACGCCGTATTTACTCTGGCGCACACGCCCACGGGCCTGCAGCTTTATAAGAATGGCGTTCGTCTACGCCCGAATCTGGATTACAGCGTGTCGGCCAATGCAATCACCTATGCGTCAAGTCAAATTCCATCGGGAGATGATACACATGCGTGCACGTACCGTTATTAAGTTAGCTGTTTACTGCCTGCTCGCCACACTAGCGTTTGGGCAGACTAAACCCGATTGGAACCAGATTAAGAATAAGCCGACGTTCCTACAATCGCCGCTTACGAGCAAGGGCGATATTTGGGTACATACGGCGACCGGTGACGCGCGGCTACAGATTGGCCCAGATGGGTATTGTTTAACGGCTGACAGCTCGCAGCTCACGGGTCTAAGTTGGATGCCCACCTGTGGCGGCACGGGCGGCGGGTCCAATCTAAACTGGCGCGGGTCATGGCAATCAAGCACCACCTACGGACAAGGTGACATCGTTTTTTATCAAGGGTCCAGTTACATAGCGATACAGACATCTAATAACATTGTGCCCACCAATACTGCGTATTGGAATATGGTCGCCCAAGTGGGTGCTCAAGGCGCGAAGGGCGACCCAGGCGCACAGGGTGCCCAGGGGCCGCAAGGTCCACAAGGTAACCAGGGGCCGCAAGGTCCACAGGGCGCGACAGGGCCGCAAGGTCTGAAAGGTGATACCGGCGCGCAGGGTCCGCAAGGTATCCAGGGCCCGCAGGGCGCAACGGGCGCAACGGGTGCCCAAGGTCCACAGGGCCCGCAAGGCCCACAAGGCCCGAGCGGCGGCACAACGAACTGGCGCGGTGCTTGGTCTAGTGGCGCGGCATATGTGGCCGCTACCTTTGATTCCGTCAATTACAACGGCGCGTCGTTTGTTGCTATTCAGAACAGCACGAACCAACCGCCGTGTTCGGCCAACCCGTGTAACTCACAGGCTAGCGTTAATACGGCGTATTGGCAGACGTTGGCCCTTGCTGGTGCAAAGGGCGATACAGGCGCAACCGGCGCGACCGGCCCGCAGGGTGCAACCGGTGCGACCGGCCCGCAAGGTCCGCAAGGCGCGACCGGCCCGCAAGGTCCACAGGGCCCGCAAGGTCCACAAGGCCCCGCGGGTACAGCCACCGCGGCCGGCACGCAATACGACATCCAGGTGGCAGGCACGGGAAGCCCGGCGCAATTAGACGCTGACACCGGTATGCTAACGCACAATAAAACGACGCACACCACCACATTGCAAAACGTGAATGTGGCCGGCACTTGGAATGTAACCAGTTCCAACCCAACGCAGTGGTCGGGTAAGAAGTGGGTGGGCACTACTGTTACGGTTCCCACCGGTATGGATTTCTCGCTGGGGCTCGGATCCGATAGCGCGCTGAAGTGTCAATTAGCGTCGGGTGCAAGTTGCATACCTAACGCGCCAGTTACGTCGGTGGCTGCACGTACGGGCGATGTAGTGTTGACGAAGGCAGACGTGGGCCTAAGCGCAGTTACGAACGATGCACAGCTAAAAGCATCGCAACTTTCCACAGACGGTGCATTTACCGACAATTCGGACGCGGAAGTACCGAGTCAAAAAGCGGTGAAGACGTATGTGGCCGCAAACGGCGGCAGCATACCCGGCTGGACGGTTAGCGGTAGCGGCAGCAGTCAAGTGGTAACCGCGCCGGGGACGTTGGCAGCCCAGCAAGTACAGCCCGGCTCGCCCAGCGCGGCGGCCAAAGCGGCTTTACCAGCCGGAACGCACGGTTTTAGTTGCGACGCAACGGCTAACGCTGGGGTGCCTGCGTCCGGGGTTGATTACGTCCGTTGTGATTCGACGTTGGGGTTAGTGCAGTCAGTAAATGGCGGCCCGGAATCACAGATAGGAAGCGGCTCGGGTAGCGGCAGCGGCCCTATTGCGTTGTTGGTAGACGGTACGTCAATTGACCGGGGTTATAACTCGGGTGACCCCTGGGGCCCGACGAACACGGCGGGTTCGGGCGCGCCAAACGACTGCGCCGGTGGGGCGAGTTACAACCCGCAAACGACCACCGGTCTAATGGGAACCACCACCTGGACGGCTAAGGCGCTTCAGTTACCAGCACTAAAGGGAAATGTTACATACGTGCAGAATTTCGCACATGATGGCGGTTGGGTGTCCGATGCCCAGGGTCACTATGATTCGAGTTATAAGACTATCTGTCAACACGCGGGTAGCACATACCAAAAGGTAATTTACGCCCTGGACAGCGGCGGCAATGACTTGTATGGATGGCAGGAAAGCCTAACGTGCAACGCCAATAACAACGGGGAACAAACCGCGGCCGCAACATTTACGCAGTTAGATAACCTGTGGAAAGAGGCTAGAACGGACGGTTGTAAAGTGGCGGCGTTCACGCTAGCACCACGCACCGATATTTCGGCCGCGGCGGAAGTGCAGCGGCAGTTACTTAATCAGTCCATCCGTACGTCGCTTGATTATGACTATCTAGTAGACGTAGACCGCATTCTAACTGATGCGTCGTGGTCAACTTCGGACGGCGTTCACTGGACAAGTGCGGCGCATACCGTGGCCGCCCGGCAACTTAATTCTGCGATCACTTCGGGCGGAAATCTCGGACCTGTAACAAACACGATACTACCGTTGACACCTGCAGACAACCGAGTATGTCAGTCCGGGTCTATGTGGTTTGACTCTAACTACATCTATGTGTGCACAATAAGCGGAACAGTTAAGCGCGCCGCGCTGGGGGGTTTCTAAGGTGAAAAAAGCACTTTCCACGCTCGTACTGTGCTTGTGTTCTCTTCAGTTATTCGGCCAAGCATCATATATAGCGTCGGGTAAATTCGCCACGGCTGGGACACAAATCACAATTCCTAGTGGTGGGTCTATCGCGGTAATCGACACTTGGGGTTATGGCAGCGCGTGTGTGCTTGGCGTTCCAGGTAGTTGGACGGCGACTTCACTAGGAAGTGCTATTGGCCCGTACTCTTATTACGGATTAGGCCACCAATGGTATTACATGAGCAACCCGCCCGCGGTCACGAACGCCACATTCTCATGTTCGGGATCGTCGGGCGGTGGCGTTGTTTACGTATTTAGCGGGACGGCAACAGGCGCAACGGCGTTTGAAGGAACGGGCCCCGTGGGCGCGCAAAATTCGGCTACTCCTGGCGCTATTACGCCATCGCAAACGGGAGACGTGTTCGTGTCCGTTGTAACCGACGGCCAAGATACGTACATACCATGGTCTACACCTTCGGGCTGGACTTCGTCACAATCAAACCAGAATAACGGCGCGTCGCCTCAATTTAGTAGTGCATACTTCATAGATAGCGGAGTGTCGGCGGTCAATCCGAGTTGGGGTTATCCGGGGAACGCCCAGACAGTAAGCCAACTAGCTATCAAGCCGGCTAGTGGGAATGGAACTTTAGCCGCGCCCACGTTTAGCGCCGGAACTGGAACGTATAACAATAACCAATCCATCACGATTACGCCGCCCACGGGTGCAACCGCATGTTACACGACCAATGGCGACACGCCCACCGCGGCCACCGCGGGCACTTGTGATAGCGACGGCGGTAATGAGCACGCGTACTCAACCCCGGTAGCAATTAGCGCCACGGGAACGGTGTTGAAAGCGATTGCCACGCAAGCGACCTGGACAAACAGCTCGGTAACAAGCGCCACGTACACGTTACAAGTTGCGACACCATCGGATACCCCCGGCGCAGGCAGCTATGCAAGTGCGCAAACCATCACGATTTCTGACGCAACTACGAGTGTTGCGGTCAATTTCTGCTATACAGTGGACGGCAGCACACCCACGGGAAATGCGGTGACGTGCACGCATGGCACGCACTACACTGCGCCGTTCACTTCGCCGTCTACGACGTTCACGTTAAAGGTTGTTGGGTATGGAACGGGGTACGCGGCGAGCACTGAAAAAGACGATACATATACGATTCTATCGGCAGCGGCCACGCCCACATTTTCGCCGGTCGCCGGAACGTATAACGCCGCGCAGTCAGTAACTATTAGCACGGCGTCTAGTGGGTGCGGATCCTACATTTATTGGAGCCCCACGCACAACCCACCGACAACGGCCGACACGCAAAGCACCACAGCATCGGTAGCCATTAGCGAAACGCTGTACGCAAAAGTTATTGGTTGCCCTGGGTATTCAGATTCGTCGGTAGGCTCTGCCGCATACGTCATTATTCAGCCACCGACCTTTTCGCCGGTTGCAGGCACATACGGAACGGCGCAGACGGTTACTATTTCAGATTCAACGGCGGGCGCGACAATTTCTTACTGCGCTAGCGCGAGCGCATGCTCTCCGTCATTGACGTATTCAACGCCCATTGCGGTTAGTAGCAGTGAGTACCTATGTGCTAACGCCACGGTGTCGGGAGTTACCGGGGGTACGGCATGCGCACAATACGCCATCGTATTGGGTGGCATGGTGTGGAGATAAGCGATGAACGAGCGCGAAAAAGCGGTAGCGGCACTGCTACTGCAGGGGTGTGAAGACCGTGAAATTGCGATGCGCCTGCACATGGCGAAGCGCACGGTAAAGGCGTACATGAACCGCATGTTCGTACGCCACGGCATTACGGGCGGTATCAAGCGCGTCAAACTGGCGGCAATCTTGTATCGGGCGGAATTATGCACGGAAGATCATCATTAGACGGGCGCACTAGCGCACAACGCGAACCGGACATAGTCCAGCGCGTGGCAGACGGTGCGACTAATGCGCAGATAGGCCGGGCGCTGGGTCTGCCGGAAACTACGATTAAGAACGAGTTACGCAAGATTTACGACCGCCTGGGCTTGTGGAATAGGGTAGAGCTGGCACTGTGGTACATAAAACACCAATACGACCACGAAAGGGCTTTGGTCCAATGAAGAAAGCCATCGCAGCTTTGGCCTTCCTGTGTGCGGTCGGCGCGCTCGCCGCCACGGTTAAATTGACGTGGAACGCGTCTAGCGGCGCTACATCCTATAACGTCTATCGCGCCACTAGCCACGGCAGCGAAGTTGCGCCGGCGATTGCATCGGGCGTGGTCGGTACGAGTTACAACGACACGCGCGGCGCGGGCACTTGGTTCTATACAGTAACCGCGGTCAACACCAACGGCGAAAGCGCGATGTCGAACGAAGCCCAGGGGTCCGTGGTCTGGGATAATGTGCAGTGCCTTGGCAACAACGGTGCAAACGTAACCACCTGCCCAGGGACGGCCACGGGTGGCGTAGGCAACACCATAACGACGTACCGCACTTACGTTAACATCCCGCAGGGTTATGCCATCCAAGTGGCGGGCTCGGGCAGATCCGTTACGTGTGGCGCGCTTACCATGTCTTTTGCGGACGATGCCAACAATCAATACGTGCACGGCGTCGCCCACAGTTATGGTGGGGGATGGCTGGATACAGCCTACGTGGTCGCGTCACGCGGGCCTGTCACTTATATTGACGCCACGCGGTCATCGGCGTGCGCGTTGCGGTGGCAGACTTTTGTAGCGTCGGCGTCGTACGTCGGTACGGCTGCGCTGGATTCTACCGGCTTTGTGGATGACACCGTTTTGGCTTCGCAACAATACGGCGTGCCTAACGGTTCTCTGCTAGCCAATCAGGTAGGCACACCCCTGAACATCCAGGGCACCAGCGATTTCCAGTTGCAATGTGTAATTACGGGCCCAGGTACCAGCTCGGTAACGAGCCCCTATGATGCCGCGGCATACTATTTTGACCACGAAGCGTGCGCCGTCGCGCTCAATGCTAACAGTTCTACGCCTACGCCGCAATGGACTGAGGTTAGCGGCGACGATCAAGCCACCGCGGTTGCGGTTGCGCTATCGGCCACCCAAGCCTCTAGCCCTAATTACTGGACGCTGACGGGCGCTTTTTCTAACCAATATCTTCCCGCGGGCGGATCCGGCGTCTACACGGCGCGCGTGGATCCGTGTGTACAGGCCACGGATATTAACCCGGCTACCGGGCATACTTGTGGCACGGACGGGCTGACACTCAACTATCAGAATCGGATAACAGACACGGACCCGTTCACCGCGAAGTATGGTAGCGGG